TGTTGCCATCGCAGCCCCTGCTACGGTTCTTGAAGCAGAAGGCTTAGGTGATTTGGTAGTATTTGTTGGTCGTGATTTACCTACTAACCCCGTGACATCACAAGACTTCGATAGCCTGTCTATGGTTGCTGATGGTGTTGGTGTTGGTATTACTCGTGGTGATGGTCGTGGTGTATTAAAGAAAGGTTACTTGGATTTAGCAGGTACTCAGTTCTATGCACTTGCTGATGATATTCAAGCAGCTTTACAAGCTAAATTTACTACTGAGAACCGCTTTAAAGTTCTTGACCAACAATACACTCCAGCTTAAGGAATTATAAAAGATGGCTACAATTCGTAACCCAGTAAATCAAAATACCATTATTGACTTATCACCTGCTCTGGAGAACATTCCTTTTCAGTATGGTCAGTATTCAAATAGTGGTTTGTTCGCGGAACAGGGTATTACAGCTACTACCCATATGTACCGTGTGAAAGAAGAAAAAAATGCTAAGATGACTAAGCTTACCTCTCGTACAGAGCGTAGTGCAATGGCTGTTGATAAGCAGAAAGAGAAGCTAGTCACTATGGGGGCTATCTCTCTTAAAGAGACAGGTGGCGTTCATGTAGAAGACTTGATTGGGGTCTCTAGTGGTGTGTTTAATGAGGACTCTACCTCTTTCCAGCAAGCTACTATCCAAGAGCTTACTCGTATGGCTAATGTTGGCGCTGCTAACTATGAGTATCTAATTACTACTGCCACCCAAGGTCGGGTTTTAGACCCTCTTGACGGCTCTGTGGCAATGGATAACTTCTTACAGACAGGTACAGCAAAAACTGCTATTACTATTGATGCTAACCCTGCTAATAGTATTACTGATAGCCTTAATGCCTTAGTTAATGAGATTTCTACGCTAAATGGTTACAATGGCAACTTAGGTACTATTGAGGTTGTACTTGGGGAACAGGCATTTAACAACATTGTCAATCACCCTGACTTTGCAGCTATGTACCAGTTATCATTTACAGGTTTAGGTAACGCTGCATTACAAGAACCTGTAATCAACGGTACTTTGGGTCGTAATCAACGTACTCAATATGGTCATCGCCGTACTTTCCAGTGGGACAACTTGTTATTCGTGACATACCCACAGAAATTTCAACGTTGGAATGGTACTTCTGTAAGTATTATTGATACTAACAAAGGTTGGACTATCGTTGATGTAGCTGGCTTATATGAAGTCAAGTTTGCTCCTGCACCTTACGTCAGTATGTTCCAAAGTGAAGGTCAGCGTTGGACAGCTCGCAGTACAGGTATTATCAATGACACTCACACTGACATGACTTTGGAATCTCACATGATTCCTTACATGAAACGTCCTGAGATGGCAGTAGATATTACAGTTACCGTAGTTTAGTAACCGTTGTAAGTCAAAAGTATTGGGGTGTTAATCGCCCCTTTACATATATTAGTGTTTTAACAAGAATATTAATATATGTGAATCAAAAAGGAATTAAATATGGCTGAACCAGTAGATTTTAACCCTAGTCTTAATCCTATCCATGCCCTCAGGTTAGAGTTTGGGGATGTTGATGAATATGACTATATCCTATCAGACCAAAGTTATCAATTCTATATTGATAAATATATTGAATCTCCTAAGTTAACTAGTAAGAATATTGGTATGGCTATCCTCTCAAAGTTCGCTAGAGAGGGCTTTAGGCAACGTGTGGGGCAAGAGGAGGCTTATTTAGGTGACAGGTATAAGAACTACTTAGACTGGCTTAAACAGCGTCTTACTAACCCTGCACTGACTGGGAGTATCCCTGCGGTATATGTGGGTGGCACTATGATTGATACCGTTGAATACTATGCAAACAATCCCGACTTAGTGAGTGCCCAGTTTTATAGAGGGCAACATAAGAATACTCCTGTTTGGTTAGAGCAAAGACCTTATCATAATATTTTTAATAGAACTATAATTAAGTAGCAACAATATGGAATTTACCTTTGATGTGAAACTAGACACCTCTGATTTAAAGAAGATGATTAAGAGTGTTAAGGCTGTCAACAAAAGGCATATTAAGTATGGTTGGATAGACGGTAAAATGTATCCCGCATCACATCAAAACGCAGGTATCCCTATTGCACAAGTAGCAAATTGGCAAGAGTTTGGACTGTCAGGTTCAGCTAACAAACCTCCTATCCCATCAAGACCTTATTTTAGACAATCTATTAATGTAGGTAAGACTAAGTACCGTACTAACATAGCCAGTATCTTTGGCACAGCACTTAAGGGTGGTAACACAGTAAGTAGGCTTGATAAGTTGGCTAGTGAATTTGTCATAGATTACAGCGAAAGCGTACTAAGACAGAACTACAAGAAACTTAGTGGTTACACTGTAGCAATTAAGGGTCACTCATATCAGATGGATGATTCTGGGGTGATGATGGAAAACTTTAAATCCAAAGTCTACCGTACAAGTCAAGCTAACATTAAGGATTAAATTAAGGATTAATTTGTGTCAATAACTAACTTAGGTAAGCGTGACCATGTAGTTCTAAGAGACTCTCAGGAAGCTCTGACAGGCACTTACATTGATGGTGAGTGGGTAGAGGCCAAACGTATTGAAGTAACTATACGGGCTAATATACAGCCTAATACAGCATCTTACAGAACACAACTACTCCCTTCAGGAGATAGAGATAAAGAAGCTCTGGCTATCTACAGTAACGAGTGGTTACACACAGCACGTAAAGGGGCTAACCCACTAGAGTGTGACATTATATTATATCGTGGTGCTCAGTGGGAAGTTATTGTCTCTAAGCCCTATGGCAACTTTGGAGAACACTGTGAAGCTATGGCTGTCAAGTTAGATGACTCTGTTTCTGAGAGGCTTGTTGGTAAAATGGAGAGTGTTAAGTAATGAAATTTGAAACAGCTATTATAAACGCTCTTAAAAATATTAATATGCCAGATAATATTACCCCTGTCTTATCAGATAGAGATGGTGTTGAACCTAGAGCACCTTACTTACTTATTAATGTTATTAGTACAACAAATATAGGTTTACCAAGAAAATCAGTCTCTCACTCTTTGACAGATAAAGTAGAGACAATATTTCAGGTCAAGGACGTATACATAAGTCTAACATTCCATGCAAGTGCTAAAGACCCGACGCACGATTGGGTGCAACACTTTGATACAGGTCTACAAAGCGATATGTACGATTGGGCATTCACACAACAAGGTTTAGGTTTTGTTGATAGTGACGGTGTTATGTATCAACCCCAGCCAATAGCAGGTAAGAACTACAAGAACGCTATCCTTAACTTAACCTTTAGGTCAGAAGTTGTTGATGACTTCTTTGTAAATGGAATAAGCAGAGTTGGAATTATTGGAGACTTAAAAAATACTAGTGTGGAGATTGACAATGATATTTATGAGGGTACATGAGATGCAACACTCCCTTAGTAAACTAGTAAATTAAAGCCTCCCTGATAATACAATAACTATATAGACTAGAGGCACTACTTATGGCAGAACAAAATGTAGCAGAGTTACCTGTTATTACAGAGAGTGAGTTTACAATCAACGACAGATTTATGATAGTTGATGATGGGAAGATTAGACTACTCACTAAGGCTGTTTTTGAGTCTTGGGTCTCTAATAACTTACAAGGTACACAGGGTGTACAAGGCGTAGCAGGACGTGATGGAGTCAACGGCAGCACTGGTACAAATGGAACAAACGGTACAAACGGTATCAGCTCCTACCAGATAGCTGTTGCTAATGGTTTCATTGGTACTGTAGACCAGTGGTTAGCTTCCTTAAAGGGGAGTGCTGGTACTGAAGGAGAGGAAGGTGATAATGGTTGGTCACCTGTCCTGAAAATAGAATCTTCCGCAACAAGTTCGTACCTTAAAATTATAGATTGGGTAGGTGGTAACGGAGTTAAACCCTCCCTATTAGGCTATATATCTGAGGGTGGCGTAGGTGACAACGTACTAAACGCAACTAACGTAAAAGGGGGAGTAGGAGACAGGGGTTTTACAGGTATTCAGGGCGAGAGGGGCTTAAAAGGTGCTACTGGAGACAGAGGCTTTACTGGAGAGACTGGACTAAGTGCTTATGAACAGGCTGTTGTAGCTGGATTTGTTGGTACAAAAGAAGAGTGGTTACTATCACTTAACCCATCCGAAGTTTCTGAAGACCCAGATAACATTATTAGTAAAAAAATTGATGGGATGTATGCCAGCGTAAATAAACCATCAGACATATTATCTTTCATATCCGCTCTAGACTCTGCAATCANNTAAGGAATAACAATGGCTCTATATTACACTAAAGTACAGGCAGATTCACAAGCCACAGTAATNGGTGGGAGAATTAAAACAGCAACCAATCCATCAACATTAGCAACAGCGATTGATGCACTAACAGACCGTAATATCTTGACCGATGCTGAGCGCACAAAGCTGTCAGGATTAGAAAGCTCTCGTTTTCTAGGTACGTTCTTGACATCAGGTGGGATACCTACCGTTGATGCAGTGTCTGGAAATTATGCAGATGTTGATTCTGGNGCAGGTTCAGATGCCGAGCGTTGGATTTATGATGTTGACGACAACAAGTTTGTAAAATCCGTCTCNCAAATTGCGGGTGAGACAGCAGCAAGCATTAAGACTAAGTATGAAAGTAATGCTGATACAAACGTATTCACTAACTCTCAAAAAACTAAACTTGATGGTCTTATTGAAGCAACTGACATTACTGACTTCACTGCTGCATTGGATGGAGCGCTTGCTTAATGACTATTGTATACACAAAAGCGCAAGTTGATGCGACGGCAGTTAAGATAGGTGGAGAAATTAAAAAAGTTAGAAGCGCAATACCTACCGTCACACAACAAACAGGTCAATCAACGACTCAAGTTGTATCACAAAAACTGTTTACAGATACGATAGATGGCAAGACTATATCCTCTATTGTTATTAACTCAGACCAAAGCATAACTATTACTAATTCTGATTCTACTGCTTCTGTCTCTAATGTAGCTCCTACTACTACAGGTTGGGGAGCTTATAAAGATGGACAATACGGAGCTGGTTCACCGTTTGCTGTAGCTGTATCAAATGAGTTAGTGTTACCCAACAACGCTGTTGTTAATATTGAGAATATGCCGTCAGGTATTTCAACTTTCTATGACG